TGCAGTTGTCGCGGAAGGCGCAAAAAGAATGATAGTTGTCCGAGAACACCGATTTGAACTTCGGATGCAGTAAATAGCCCTGTTGTTTGTAGCGGGCGCGGTTCATGACAGCGAGGCACAAGAGGTCGTCGGTGCGGTGGCCGTCGCTCACACGCAGAACAGCGGGGTCTTTGCATCCACCAAACGCGTCGATGAGCATGCGGTCCCAATGCACCGGTGGATCGAAGTCGTCGTTTAGCTGGACGAGAATCTTCCCATGCGATGCCGCCGCGGCGAGATTCCACGCGCCGACGCTGTCACTGCGGTGGAACTGCACCACGTGCCGGTAGAGCACGAGCGCGCCGGATTTTTCATCGTCGGCATCCATGGCAAAGATGTGCTCGATGCTGTCAGGATCTGCGGCGCGTTTCAGCCAAAGCGTGCGCGCACGGGCCGCCTGCTCCGGCCTGCCGCGCGTGGCATGCAGCAGTGAAATCGCCGCGCCGTGACGTTTGAGGTGATTGATCTCATGCACATCACCGCCGACATTGTCCCCGTTCGCCCGCAGTGCCATGGCGTGCAGATTCACACCGCACCAGCCGTAATACATCTCGCGTTGATTCCAGAGATAGCCCTCGGGGCGCGGCAGCGCGAGCATGGCGCGCGTCCACGCCAGCATCTGCACGGGACGATCAAGCGCGATCTCTGTGAGCGCCATCTCACCGTAAGCCTCCCGCCGCTCGGGACAAAGACCGATGGCCTGCAGCAGCAAATCCGCGCGGCCTTCCGGCTGCTGGTTCATCTGCGCGAGCGCGATCATGATCTCGTATTTTTCCGGCGGCTTCAGCTCGTTCGACCGCTGGGTCAGGGTCTCCACCGCCAGACGCGCGGCATCTGCCATGCGCCCCAAGGCGCGCCACGACTGGAACAAATGAAACGCCTGTCCCGTGGTGCGCTGGTCCGCCGGAATGGAATCCAGAATGCGCGCGTTGCGCTCGTCATTGGCCACACGACCGGCGCGCACATCAGGCCGGTGCTCAAACGTGGCACCGGGGATGCGCACGATCTTTTTCTGCGCATCGTCTCCAAACTCCAGGGCCTCATGGATCGGATAAATCCAGCGAGCCGAGCCGCGCCGGATGATGCGCTCTTTCCACACGCTGAGCCCGTCCTCGGGCACGTTGTAGTGCAGCGCATAGGCCACGACGGTATCCGGCGTTTTTTGGATGGCGCTCTTGATGGTGGCGATGCTGGCGTCGTCGATGATGTCGTCCGTGTCCGCCCACACGACCCACTCATGCGAGGCGGCGGCGAATGACTCATTCCGTGCGGCGGCGAAGTCGTCCACATGCGGCCACTCCGCATGCGCGGCCGAGTTGCGATATTCGCGCGAGATGAAGGGCAGGCCCAGCGCGTCACAAACGCCGGTGGCAATTTCCAATGTATGATCGGCCTGCTGGAAACCCACGGCGCGGACCATCACGACTTCATCGACCAAAGGAGCAAAGGACCGTATGAAACGCTCGATGTAGCGTTCGACATTTCCAGCGATGAAGCAAAGCGATAATTTCATGATCTTGGGCGAGTTGCTAAAATAAAAAACCCGCGCCGGTGGTGCTCCGAACGCGGGCGGGATTGCTCCCAGAGTGAAGGGACTGGCAGCCGCACCATGACTGCCAGTCCGTGAGTGAAGGTGTCGATTAAGGCACCGTGGCGATCTTCAGGCCGGGAGTGAGACCGGCGGCGTAGCCAAAGAGGCATTCGACGCTGGCATACACCTTGCCCGTGCCGCCGTCGTAGTAGCGACGGTAGCCCATCGAGATGCCGCTGGCGCGATCGGTCAGGGTTTCGAGTCCCTGATAGACGCCGTCAGGAACGACGGTGTTGATGTTGCGCATGGCGACCGCGATCGCATCCGGGTGGCACGCAAAAGCCGTGAGGCTGATCGAGTTGAGCGGGATGACGTTCGACTCATAGACATTGAAGCCCATGAGACGCGGGATGCGGCCCTCGCGAATCGCCTCGGCACCGCCATAAGCGTAAGCCTGGTTGATGGTGGAGTCGCCGAGCAGGGCGTCGTGCGTCTCGGTGTCGAGCACGAGCGAGACCTGTGAGAGATCCACATTGGACTGCGAGAGCTGCTTGCGCAGCGCGCGCACCTGCGTCTTGCTCCAGTTGGAGGCGGCGGTGGTCACCACGGCCGCGCCGAAATTCGTCGTGGTGATGACCGACCAGATGTCCTGCAGGACGATCTTGGCGAGCGCCTGCCCCTGCTGACGGGCGAAGTTTTCGATCTTCGCGGCAGAGCTGTTGAGCTGCTGCACGTCCGTGAGGTCGATGGTCTGGATGCGGTGCTTGTCCAGGCTGACGGTGATGGTGTTGACCGTGCCACCCGTGCCCGTGTAGGACTGGTTGAAGGTCGTGGCCGTCACGGCGTCGATGCGAGGCACGTAGACCGCGTTCCCGACGGCAGCGGTGGCACCGGAGAGATCACGGGAGAAAGCGCGCAAGGGCGCCAGAGTCGCGACGAAGGCGTTCAGCACGTCCTGCGCGTAGATGCCGTCATTAAAGTTCAGAGTCATGGTCGTTGGTGGATGAGTTTATTTCTTGTAGATTTCACGTTTGAGCTGCTCCTCGTTTTTGAGGTAGAAGGCGCGCTTTTCAGCGCCGTTCAGCGCATTGAATTGATCGAGCAGCGATGGCGCTTCTCCGACGGGCGCGGGGAGCGCGCCGAGCGCATCCGGGCGGAGCCCGTGGCTAGCGGCGATCTCGGCGGCGCGTGCGGCGAGCGTCTTGTCATCGGCTTCGAGCTTCGCGATCTCGGCGCGCAGTTGTGCGACCAGCTCAACGGAGGACCGGAGCGTGGTGTTGGCGGCTTCGAGTTCGGAAATTTTGGCGAGCGCGGCGTCGCGCTCGGCGGTGAGGGCTTCGACCTGCGCACGGGTGGCGCGGGCCTTTTTCAGCACGCCCGCAGCGGCGACGGCCAGAGCGGCATCGTTCATGCTTGCTTCGGGATCGGCGGTTTCTTCCGCAAGGTCGGGCGTTTCGGTGCTGGTTTCGACCGTGGTGGTCGTTCCCGTTGTGGATTCTGTCGTCGTGACTTCCACGGTGGTCTCGGTGGAGTCTTCAGTCGCGGCGACGGGGGTTTCTGGATTTTGCGTTTCCATGACAGGCGGTGGCGTGTCAAACAGCGCACGCGGCGCATGCGCGAAGCGGGAGCCAAAGGATGCGGAGGCGGCGAGGGCGAGTGTGTCGCTGACGCTGTCCACAAAACCCTTCGCGGCGGCTTCCTCGCCGGTGAGCCAGGTCTCGGCGTCCATCATTTCCTCGATCTCCTCGGGGTCGATGCCGGTGCGTTCGGTGTAGGCGGAGACGAGCGAGCCTTTGAGCTTGTCGAGCAGATCGGCCAGCTCGCGCATGTCGGCGCTGTCGCCAATGGCGACGCCGGATGGGTTGTGGATCATCAAATACGCATTGCGCGGCATGGTGACCGTGCGGCCAGCCATGGCGATCACGGAGGCCATGGAGGCCGCGAGGCCTGCGATGGTCACATCGACATTGCCGCGGGACTTGAGCGCGTTGTAAATGGCAAGACCGTCGAAAACCTCACCACCGGGAGAGTGGAGGGAGAGAGAGATCGCACGTGCAGCCGGGATGCTGGCGAGTTCGCCGAGGAACTGCTTCGCCGAGATGCCCCAGGCTCCGATCTCGTCATGGATCGAGACCTCGACGGGCGCGGAGTCGGATGCAGCGGCGCGGATGGCATACCAAGAACGTGGAGCGTGGGACATGCACGGGCGCGCATGTCAAAAAAGCGTCAAGGCATCGCCGCCGTGGCGGGCGCGGCCTTGGTGGACCAATCAGGCATGAGATCGGCGAGTCCGCCGGTGAGGCCTTTTTGCGCGGCGACGGCGGCGGCGTGGGCGATGATTTCGGCCTGCAGCTCGATGCGTTCTTCCCAGTCGTTCCCGGCCTCGGCGTAGAGATCCGCATGGGTGAGCGCGCCGACTTTGAGCGCGGCGATTTTTCCGCTGAGTTCACGGCCGCGATCGATGGTGAGGTCGCTGCATGGGATGGCGATGTGCGTCCACCACTCGGGATCATCCGGGAAAGGCAGCGCGCCGCGGGCCATGTCCGTCCCCATCACCCAGAAATAGTGCGCCTGGACGGCAGTGAGCAAATTCAGCAGCTCGATCTGAATCCACCGCTGAAGTTGTGCCATGTGGAAACGCACCTCGGGGCCACCGGCACCGAGGATGGAGAAGGTGACGGACGGCGGCAGGCCGATGCCGAGGCTGATTTTCGAGAGCAAGCTCTTGTTGAACTCGCGCTCGTTCGGGCCCGGTTGATCGGACTCGACGACGCCGAAGTCCTCGCCCTCCTCCAGCGAGCCGAGGCCGGTGCGCTCGGTCACGGCCTCGACGGAGACGAGATTTTGCTGCGCCGCGGTGCTGCCGTCGGCGTTCGTGCTGGTGACGCTGCTGCCGGTCTCGACGTGCGGGGCCTGATAGACGCCGAGGCCGAACGGTTGCGAGTTGGCCTTCTGGCGTTTGCGGTAGATGCCGACGAACTGGCGACGTTTGATGCCGAGTTTGGAGTCCAGGTCTATCTCGATGATGTCGTGCAAGTCATTGATCGCATGCGTGAGGCGCGGCATCGGCCGCACCTCGGCGCTGTCCTGAAAATCGCCATAGTAGATGGCATCAGAGGCACGAATGGTGGTGCCTTTTTCGCTGCCGTCGAACTTCGAGACGAGGTTGTAGCCGGTGTGCGCACGAAACTGGTCGTAATAGACGCCATCGTGGAAACCTTCTTTTTCCTCGCGTGAACCGCTGTCGATTTGATGCGATCCGTAGAGCAGCACCTGCCCTGCCCCGCTTTGCGCATAGGAGAGAGCCGTGAGGACATCGCCATCACGCAGCGCAGCACGGGAAAGCGCGATCTGCCAGCGTGCATGGTTCAGTTTGCGCGCCGCGTCGAACACGGCGGGCGACTTGATGCGGTTTTTCCAGTGCCGGTCGGCGATTTTGTTCCAGGCTTTGTCTTTCGTCGCAGGCTGCAGTGTGTAGTAGCCGATGAGGTTCGCGAGACCGTTCACCAGAAAACGCGCATAGCCGTCATTGTAGCAAAGCCAGCGCGACTTGCGCAGGACGGTTTTGCGATTGCCACCCGTGAGCACCGCACCTGGATCGAGCGGCGCGAAGTTCATCTGCCCGCGGTTCGGCGTCCACCGCGCGGCCTCGACGCCGAGGTAGTTCAGCACATCCGCCGGCCGCGAGGACGTGCCCGTGGCGCGATGCATGTGCATCTGCGCGGCGTGCTGGGACTCTAAGGCGCGGGCCTTGGCTCGCTGGCGGGATCGGTGGCTGGACACGGGGGAGGTGTGAGGAGTTGGAAGTGAAGAGTTAAGTGCTGGTGAAGCGGGTGGAGAAATCGAGCTTCACGCCGTTCGCGGGGGTGGCGCTGTGGCCGTCGAGGTGGTTGAGAGCGGCGCGGCATTGCGAGAGAAATTGTAGACGCTCGGCGGGTGAGGCTCCGACTTGGAAGGTCGTCGAGTGGTTCTCGAACGAGACGGCGGTGACGATGGTGGGCTCGCGCACGTTCGCGAGATGGGCGCGGAAAACGGCATCCCGCGCCTCGATGATGGAGGCCCGCGTGCATGTCTCGGCGAGAAGTCGGACGATTTCGTCAGTCACACGCGGGCGCGTGAGTCAAACGGGGGCGGGAGGTGGCGGGAGACAATGGGACAATCAGACAGGCAGACAATGAGACAGGCAGATGCTCATGGTCTCATTGTCCAATTGTCTGATTGTCCGATTGTCTCACCTGCCCAGCGTGCGCAGGATCGTGTCTGTGGTCTTCTTGTCGAGGTCACTCGACACCAGACCAAACTTTCCGCCACGTCCGCGGACGACGTAGAGGCCGCACTGCTGCTTGATGTGATCGACGGCGGCGTGGTGGTTCATGAACGCGCAGCGGATGTAGGCGAGCGGATGCTCGGGGTGGCCTTCGTGCCACTTGGGATCGTTCCAAGCGGCGATCATTTCGGCGGTCTTGTATTTGCCGCAGCGGCTTTCGCGTTCGAGATACCAGGTCTGGCGCGGGGAGCCGTCGGCGGTCTCGCCGGTGTAGAGTTTCGGGCCGTCGATGGGTGCGATGCCGAGCGCGGTGAGGGCGGCGAACAGCCGCGTGTCGTTGATGCTGTGCGGACGCGCGGAATAGGTGCCGGAGGGCTCGGACATGGGATCTAGGGCGGGTGACCCGTTAAGGGTTGGGAGTTGGGAGCTATGAGTTAGAGGCTCCGTTAGGCACCGAGGTCGGCGAACGGAGAGGCCCAGAGCTGCGTGGAGAAGCGGTGGAAGTCTTCGTTGTTCTTTGTCTGCGTGGTGCCGAGGTGGACGGTGTCGCCGTAGCCTGCGGAGGCGCTGGAGCGGTAGAAGTCGCCGGGGGAGTTTGCCAAGGTGACTAGTGCCGCCATGCGGGTGCTGAAGGCGGAGCTGGTCGGCACGAGGCCTTCGATCGTGATTTTGCGCTGGTCGCCGTAAAGGGTGATGCCGACCTTCTCGCCGGTGTGATCGACGGTGATGCGCTGCTCGACCTCGAAGGCGTCGCTTTGCGACTGGATGATGAAGCCGGTCTGAGAGGACATGGCGAAAACGCCGTTGGTTCCGAGTTGTGTGGCAGCCATAGAGTGAAAGGAGGTTGACGGGGGATGGGTGTCAAAGGAGGGACAATGGGACAGGGAGACAATCGGACAGGGAGACACTCAGACGAGGTCTTTACCCATGGCGATGAGGTTGAGGGTGCAGGTGGTTTGATGCTGAGCGCGGTCGGGGTCGGCGGTCATTTCGACGCCAGCCCATTGGAGGAGGTAAATGTGCAGTCCGGTGACGGTGCGCGTGTCGGGCGTGGCGATGTTCAGCGCGGTGCGGATCGTCTCGGTGTCGCACAGCCACGAGATGAGCTTCGCGGCCTCGGTCTTGTGCGTCTCGGCGGTGGTTTCGAGGTCGGAGATGTAGTGAACATTCAGCACGACATCCATGACGCCAGGCATGGAGATGAGACGCGGGGCCATGGACTGGCACTGCACCACGATGCGCGGCGAATCGACCGCGGCGGCGGATTGATGGGCCGTGAGCACCTGCGTGGTCGAGAGGCTCATGCTGGACTTCACGCCGGTGAGGTAGGCGGCGAGGGCGGACTCGAGCTTTTGGGAGAGGGGGGTGTGGTCGGGCATGAGTGAGCTCGGGTTAGGGGTTAAGGGTTAATGGTTAAGGGTTAAGGGTTAGGAGGCTCATTCGGTGGCGGGGGGGAGAATGAGGTTCCAGAGGATGAGGGCGGCGAGGGAGAGGAGGAGGTAGGTGATCATGAAAGGGCGGCGCGGAGCGCGGCGGTGAGCTCATGGCGGAAACGGATCTCGATGCGCTTCTGGCGTTTTTCCCAACCAGCGACGACTCTGATACGGCGATCAAGATCGGCATCGGCGTGCTTGTTGTCATTTGTGATCTGCACGCCATAACTCATAGGTGTGTTTTTAAAGCTCATCGTGCCGATGCTCGCCCGCCGGGTGATCCAATCGGGCAGTTTGATCTGATAATGAATCGCCGCGCGAAGCCAGCCTGCGGCAAGCTGCCCGACGCGTTTTTGCACTTGTTTGATGTAACGTTTCATCGCGGCTTCATTTGTGATGATGGCTTTTAACGCGCGCGCTGAAGGCACCGTGCCTCGGCGGTTTCGCGATGATTCATGCAGAGCCGGGTCCGGGACCGGCTGAATCGGCAAATTTTTCACGAGCACGTTATTGCTCCACTGGCGGACAAATTTCAGCGCTCTTTCCGGGTTTTTTTTCCGCAGCAACCAAAATGCCGATGCGTGCTGCGGCGAGACGGCATGAATCGTTTTGTAAACATACGATGCGGAAGCAAACACGCGTTTCACATCACGCGCGGCAATGGCGCGACCCGCCCGCCCACTTGCCGCCAATGAACGGCCTCCAATCATCGGCGGCGTGATGCTAATGACGTCCTTGATCAACGCGCGGGCATCAGCATCCACGGTTTTTTTGACGATTTCTTTAACCTTGGACGCTGGCAGCTTGCGCACCGCGCGCGCCATCGCTTTGGGGTCGATGTTAACGCGCAGAGCGATCATTGTGTCAGCCTTTGATGTCGAGCTTGAGCTGCATCGCGGCGATGGCGGGGATGACGGCGGTGCCGGTGGCGGCGTCGGTGCAGGCGATGCTCATGCGCACGTCGATCACATCGCCCGGCATGCGGCCGGAGGCGGTGATGTCGAAGGTCTTCTCGGCGAAGGTGGTGGAGTTGATCGACGTCGCCGAGGTGGTGACGAGATCGCTGCCGGTGGCGAGAGCGCCGGAGCCGGTGACGTTGCGCACATAGGCCTCAAAGTCGATCGTGCAGCTCGTGTCGGCCGCGGTGGTGACCATGCCGGCATACGCCGAAAGGCGGATGGACTGGCCTGCGACGTATTCGGGCGGCAGCGTGATGAGGAAGCGTGCGCGGCGGGTCGTAGCGCCTGCGGCTTTGAGGTCGCCTGCGGAAATGTAGGGCGCATCCGTGCCGAACGTGCCGCCGGTGGAGATGCCGAGGTCGTCATTCGCCGCGGAGCTGATGATCGTGCCGAAGGCATCCCAGACGCGCAGGTCGCTGAAATCGACCGGATACGCGGCGAAATCCTCCTGGATCATGTTGGACCGAGTGATGCCGGGGAGGATGGAGTCGCCAAAAGTGATCGAGCCTTCGACGTTGAGATCGCCTGCGATGCGAGAGGTAGCCATGCGCGGGGCGGGGTGTCAAAAGGCCGGACGACCATCGGACAAGGAGACAATCAGACAAGGAGACCGGGAGACGGTCAGCGCACTTCCTGCTCGGCGCGGATGATCCACGTGGTTTCGTGGGGGTCGGCGGTGACGTTTTTGATGCGGTAGTCGATGCCGTCGTGCGTGATGATCTGACGCTTGGTGAGCGAGCCGGTGGCATTGATGAGGCCGGTGTCTTTCAGCGCGGAGTGCTCGACATGCGCGACCAGCGTCATGCCCTGCACGAATCCGCCCGCGGCCTGCTCGATCTCGGCGCGGCGTGTCGTCACCGCCGCCTGGATCTGCCGCGTGCCGAGCAGAATGCGCCCCGGAAAGCCCGCACGCAAAGCGTCGAGAGACCGGCGGGCAGCGGCGGCGATGGCATCAGACAGCATGCCGGGTGGCGGGAGTCAAAAGGTGCAGTTCAATATACGAACGGATATGCGGCTTATGACTGGTGTCTGGAGGCTGGTGAGGCCGTTTCAATATATGACTCAAGTTGTGGAATCACTGTTCTGCCGCTCGACCTGGGCGAGTAGGTAGCGGCCAATGTAGTTCGTGTAGTCCGGCGGAATTGCCTGACACATCTCGTCCCGGTTCATCCAGTCTATCTTCATGGCCGCCGCCGCTTCCTCGCGGTAGAGCATCCGGTGTTTGCCCGTGTGCCCGCCGTGGCCATACACGCCGACAGCCGGGCCGCGATGGTTGCACTCCGGTTGCGGCAGCGCGAAGGATGTCTCGAAGATGCGATGACGCCGCAGGAAGCCGCGAGCGACACCCAGCCCGAACATCGAGCCACACAGCACCACACCATGATTACCGAACAGGTCGGAGTATTCTTGCAGCGGCGCACCCGGCACATTCTCGATGACGTAGGGCTTGCCGATGCGCTTGAGCAGTTCACGGACTGGCTCTATCAGCATCGGGTATTCCTTGCCGGGGTGCATCGCCTTGAGATTTGAGTAGCCCTGACACGGCGGCGAGGCGTGGATCGCGTCGTATTCATGGCCGTGCGCTTCGAGGTATTCCAGCGCGTCACCCTGGACGAAGCGGTGCGGGTTGTTCGGTTGCGCTTCGATGTCCACGCCGGTCACGTCGAAGCCAGCGCGGCGGTATCCCTCGCCAGCGCCACCGGCACAGCAAAACAAATCCAGCAGACGCGGCAGAACAAGACGCTGGAGCACAACACCGCCCCCGCTCTTGGCTTCGGCGGGCGTCTCTGGTGGCAGTGTGTCGGTCGTGCTCATTACGTCGTGGTCGGGGCGGTGTGGCTCAGCTTTTCGTTAGCTGGCTCAGAAGGCGTGTCGGCCTTCGGAGTTTTCCGAGGCCGTCCGCCTTTCGCACCGTTGGCTTTTGCGGCGGCGCTTTTTGCTTTGGAGCGTTGGCTCCCCATGAGGGAGCCAACGTTGATTTTGTGACCGCAGTGAGGGCATTTCATTATTCAGCCCCCTCTTCGGTTTCTTCGGATGCCGTTGGAAACTCCACAACCTCGCCCACATTCTTGAAGAGTTCGTTGAACTCTTCAGCTTCTGCTTTGGTGTCGAAGTCTTTGATCACATCGAGACGGCCTTCGAGGGCGTCGATATGAGCCCAGTTGAGGCCGTCTTTTTCGATGGAGTTGCAGCCGGTCACGAACACGAGGCTGTCAGATTTGGAGGCGATGGCGAATTTAGTTTGCATGATGTTTGGTGAGTTGAGTTTTCCGTTGACCCCGTATCTATAAACCCAACTGTTGGGTTATGCAAATGGAGATTTGATTTATTTTCAGCCCCCTCGCGCTGCCGCGTTTTCAAGGCTCCAGACCAGCCAGCTAACCAGCGGCTGGAGGATCAACTTCGCTAAGGCTCAGTGCCTCAGCCTTTTCGTTCACCTCTGATAAATTTGTTTTCGCACTTCCCGGATCACGCGGTGCATTTTCGTGCAGTCGCCGAAATGGTCATTGGCGACGGGTTTCCAAAAGCGGATGCTGCGTTGCGCGGTTTGTTTGGCGCGCAGCTCTTGGCCCGAGTGGCCTGCGATGATGTCGTGGCCTGAGTTCGCGGGGAGCCACCAAAACGGCTGCGCGCGGCGGGAGATCGAGTCGATGTAGAGCGAGGACTTGAAGTAAAAATCTACGTAGGTGTAAAGCGCTAGGGCGGGATAGGTCGGGATGCGCGAGACATCGACCGGCTTGCCAAATTCGGCTGCCGATCCTTTCAGCGGCCACAGCCGGCCGCGGCTCGCCATACACAGACGATAAACGCGTTCGGTGGCGTAGCCTGAGTCGATGGCGGCGGTGGCGATGCGGGCGCGTTTGGTGGTGCCTTTGATCGGCCAGTCGCGCTCCAGCACCGGCAGCAGATCCTCGATGGTGTGGACGGTGCCATAATCGACCAGCCAGGCGGAGCCGTCAGCGGCGGTGGCCTCGACGCTCCAATGCGTCTCTCGTTCGCCAGGGTCGGCGGTGAGTGTGAAATCGACCGGATCGACGGGACATTCGCCGAGCATGTAGGCATTGTCGCCCAGAGCACGGCAGTCGAGCACCTTCTGCTCGCTCACGGTGAACTCTTCATGCGACCATGGCAGGCCAAGGTATTGATTGTAGAAATCGGGCTTGCCGCCGGGTTGATCTTTGCGGCGCAGCCACAGCGCGGCGAGGTCGCCGAAGCTCAGGAACGGCGAGAGCAGCGACGGCAGGTGGATGCCTTTGTCCGAGGGTGACGCGCGGTCATTCGTGGCGACGGCTTCTCCGCGGCGGACGATCTCATTTTTCAATGACGGGTCCCATTTGCAGCCGTTGACCAAGCATTCCGCCCAGGTGTCGCGGCGCACGGCATCGACGTCCCACCGGCCGACGAGATCGCGATGGTGTGCGGGCCATTTGATCGACTTGAAGAAGTCCATCACCTGCCATTCGTGGCAGTGCGGACATTGAACATGCCACAGATGCTGCGTGGAGTTCACCCACGACGACCAGATCGGGCCGTCGTCGGTCGTGCAGGTGCTGCCGCGCACGATTTTATCAACGCCGCGATAGGACAGCGTGCGCGCCTCGGCGATGCCGAGGAAACCCGGCGGCCATTTATCGACTTCATCATTGAGCAAGAAACGAATCGGGCGGGAAGCGAGGTTGTTTTCGCTTTGCGCGCCGGTGAGGCGCACGGTCATCGTGAGGAAGGCTTGCTCGAGCTTTTTGATGGCGTCCCGACCGCGGGGCGTAAGCTCTTTGATGCGAGGGCAATCACGCAGACGCGGCAGCCATTCGCGTTCGGACCAGCTTTGTGCGTTGTCGGTGGTCGAGGTGAGGAAAAGCGCGGGGCCGGGATCTTCGGAGATGGCCCACATGAGCGCATTCGCGAGGAACGTCGTGAAGCCGAGCTGCGCGCCCTTCGGGCATGAAATGGTGCGCACGTCGGAGTCACCGAACCAGCGATGGCACGGGATCAAATAGGCCGTGAAGTCGGGGTCGTAGAGGCCGGGGCGGTTCGTGAACCGCTCCGACATGTGGACATTCGACCGCACCCAGCTCAAAATTTCCGCCTTCGGACGCGGACGCCAGATCGTGCGGAGCTCGTCGCGCAAAGTTGGAGCGGTGGCCGTCATGCGGGAGATCCAAAGTCGATTTCTTCAGCGGCGCGGAGGATGACGCCGATTTCGGCGTCGAGCTGGGGCCGCACCTGGTCGCGCAGATTGTCGGGAATCCACGCCATGAGCCGCTGCGGGAGATTGGAGAGCAGCGTGCGCAGGGAGGCGCAATATTGAAGAAGCTGCGTCCGCGGCACGAGGTCGCCGCTTTTTGCCAAGATGTCCGGGTTATCGCCCGCCAGCTTGCGCAGGCCGTCGCGTTTCGCGTCCAGCACGCGGTGCAGGAGCGCCGCTGCCTCGAAATCACCCTTTTTCTCCAGCCACCCGCAGCGGATGGCCAGGCGCTTGCACTCAGCCTTCGCCCGCAGGATCTCGGCCTCGATGCCTTCACCGAGCCCGTCATCGACAATGTGATCCGGCGGCTGCACGTCCGGGTCATCGAGCCAGGCAGGACCCGCCACCTCGGTCTGCTCCGGCGCAAGCGATGGAAATCCGTGCTTTTTTCCCCACTCCCGCCGCCACATCAACCACCGGGGATCAGGCGGATTACTCGACCGCCAGGTGCGCACGGACCTCTCCGAGACATTGTGCGCCTCCGCACAAGCCCGAAGCATCGCCACTTCCGCCTCTTTTCGCGACATTCCAGCCATTGCGGAAGTGCGGAAGTCAAACGGAAGCCACTACACGCCACTGCTTCCATACCAGCCCCTACACCCATCACGCACAAATGCCGCTAGACGATAAAC